CCGCAGGATCGGGTGGTGCAATGCATCCTTGATGCCATGGTACGGCCGTTCCGGCTTGGCGAGCAGAATGCTTATGTCTCCGCCAGCATAGGCATTGCCGGTTATCCGCAGGATGCAGATAACGCCGAAGTCTTGATCGGATGTGCCGACCAGGCTATGTATGTCGCCAAAAACATGGGACGCAATTGTTTCAGTTTCTTTAACCACGGCATGCTGGAGCAGGCCCGGCAACGTCTGGAACTGGTCAACGACTTGCGCGGCGCGCTCGGTGCAGGCCAGCTTGAGGTGTATTACCAGCCGATAATCGAAGTTGCCAGCGGTCGGGCGGTCAAGGCCGAAGCGCTGTTGCGTTGGCATCATCCCGAACTGGGCATGAGTAAAGCGCGTTTGAATTCCGGACAAATAGCGTTTGAATTCCGGATGAACAATAATTGCATGAACACCCTGAATTCAGGACGGGGAATAATCGCTACCAGTTACGGATAATCAACTCATTTGCAGCTTTACTCCTCTTGCCACCTCCTACCGTATAATTGATACCTACACTCTCCATTTCCATCCCATCAAAAGCCTTGCGCATCTCGGGGATATCATTAACAGAAATAATCATTTTACCTTTGATCGATTTAGCCAATTCAGCCATCTTGGTATATTGATCAAGTTCAAAACTAACACCATAGCCCTCAGTGCCCCAATATGGCGGGTCCAAATAAAACAAGGTATGGGGTCGATCATAGCGATTAATACACGCATCCCAAGCCAAATGCTCAATATACGCCCGAGATAACCGCAAATGCGCTGCAGAAAGCTCTTCCTCAATCCGCAGTAGATTGAGTCGAGGAGCGCTGGTAGTAGCTATCCCAAAAGTCTGATTGGCAACCTTGCCGCCGAATGCCATCTTTTGTAAATAATAGAATCGGGCTGCACGCTGAATATCGGTCAACGTTTCATCAGGAGTTATCTTAAGCCAGCTATAAATCTGCCGACTAACCAACGCCCATTTAAACTGCCTGATGAACTCCTCAAGATGATGCTTAACCACGCGATATAGATTAACCAATTCTCCATTAATATCATTTAGCACTTCAACGTCGCATTGCTCCTTAAGAAAGAACAGCGCCGCTCCTCCTGCAAACGGCTCGACATAACATTCATGAGTTGGAAAAATTGGCAGGATACGTTTTGCCAAACGTCTTTTGCCGCCTATCCAGGGGATGATTGGATTTGTCATATAAAACCTCGTTTTCTGATGCTCTTGGCATACTGATTAGAGGCTCAACGGCCTTCAGTTGGTTAATTACCCCACACCGAGGGCACTTGATCGACAAGCGTATAAACTCAGCTTCTGCCAGCTTCTTCCGGCAGTTCCCGCAACGAATTGTTTCCATTAACTGTACTCGCGTGATAGCCTAGCGCCGCTGTGTGCACAGCACGGTGCCTAGGCTAGACGCAGGATCTATCTGCAGAAGGTGGCCGCAAGGAGTGCTCTATCACCCTTTGCGGTCGCACCGTCTAATAACGTTTATTCACCGAACGATTGCGGCCAGCCACCGGAGAAGTCATAGGAGGCAGGATCAGCGCTGGATTCCATTATGGCTTTATGCGATTCGGCAACTGTAAACAGTTGTGCGTCAAGATCACCAACAGCAGCCACGATATCGAAGGCAAGCTGTGCAGTCACATTGACGAATAAACCGCCCATCGTTTTCCACTGAACCGACTGACCGAGAATTTTGATGGGATCTGTCATCGCCCCCCCCTCCGCTAACAAGTCACGTGCCTTGTCTTTTAGACCAAGATACTGAATACGACTATCAGCATCGCTGTGATACCATTTTGACCCACAATTAAGACCTGCAGACTTACGACGATCACGCTCGACGTTGATGGCCTTCATGACAGTTTTCCTGCATGATTTATCAGGATTATGTGCCTCATATACCGCCAATACTGCCGCTTGTTGCGCTGCAGTTATATCGACCCCGAAAGCAATAGCACCATCACCACCCCAGCCGATAGACAGACCTGCTAACCCAGCCGCAGTCAATTCGTCACTAAAGGTAATGCCTATTTTTTTCATACCATTATCCATTAAGCTTGATTTGCAGGGTTGTCTGGTCATCGGTGAGCGCGCCACCGTTGAATGTATGCGTTATCGCGGCATTTGAGACTCGCGCCACCACAGTGATGTAGTGGTACCCCTCAGCAAGTGTCCGCGTATCAGCAATCGAAATAGGACACGTATTGTTGTCAGCCGTCCACCATCGTGCTACAGCATTAGATAGCACAGAAACCCCGTCATAACCGATTGCCGCAAAGCTAAAATAATTCGCCGGAGCGTCAATATGTGCAGAGCCAGATAGGCTTGCAGTGACAGCATCAGTGCTCCAGGTTAAAAATTCATTACGTATCTCTGTATTAAGCTCCACAAACGTAGCGCTGGCCGTTGATCTATTTGTTGAAAACTTACTTGATCCTCCTATATGCTGGCGATTAAACCAACTGATCACAAATCGCTGTGCTGCCGTGTCCGCAAAGGCGGGGCCAGTAATTGTCTTGATCATGCCCACCAGCGATCTAGTCACGTCTCCAGCTTTAATTTCAACGCCGGTTGTTGTATCAACGCTATGCCCAGTTGTACTAAGCTCTAATGCTATTGCACCAGAGTTAATATATGCATAAACGTAATAAAGTGTTAATGGGATTAATCCGGCTGAAGCTATGGTTACCCCAGCAGAAGGAATAACCTTCACTGCACCATTGATCATAAGCTTGTTGCCATTGAATGGCGACAGCTTAAGGTTCGAACCAGAAAGCGCAAGACGGCATTGCCCATGCGTAGCCGATAGCTCCAGCAATGCAAACTTCGCCAGCAGCCCCTGCTTAAGCTGTGAGTCATCCGCCTTATTTAAGACCAGCCCGGCCCACTCAATGAATCCAGCCAACTCCTCCTGAAACGCATTCAGGATTGCTTCCGTCACCTCGGTCGGTGGACGATTCGTCGCAGGATCTTCCGCCACAAACCTATTGCCAACATGGCCAGCGCCATCAATTCTGTGCATAACTCACCTCGCCACCTATACCTGTAATATCCTCAAACCACAAAAAAACATGAGCCTGTTTAAAATCCATCAACGCCTCCCACAATAACAGTGGATCAACCACGGATCGGTAATAACGCACCCTCAACACATAGCGACTACGAGTGCCCCATAATTGTTCACCAACATGACTGCCGACACGAAACGGTCCAACCAAATGATCAACCTGTACCAGATCGACCGGAAACGTCAGGTCTGGAGCCGCCTGGCTCCACAACCGCTGCCCAACTGTACTCCCAACGGCAAAGGCTCGACGCGGCATTGTTTCAGCCACGCCAGCAATCGCTTCATTGGCTACGCGACGGTACTGGCTGATATGCCAGCTGCTATTCTTTGGCCGATGCAGCTCAATAGCCGTATCCAGCACTTTTTGAGTTTCAGCTTCCACTCTCGCCAGTTCCTGGGCAGTATCCAATAACAGAGCATCGCCAAATCCGCCTTCAGGCCAATCCCACGTAGCACCTTGAGGGAGCAATCCTTTAATGCCATCGGCGAACTGTCTTGGGCTATGGACTACAATTTCCATCACGCCCACACGACTGGATTCAACACCAGCACTTCACCTGCCGCCACTGCCGTATCGACAAGCGGAGACAAGCGGGTATATTGGCTGGTGACGGTAGCAATGGCGGCGTCGATTTCTGCCATGGCCAGTACCGACTCTTCGCTGGATTCGGCCAGTACCAGCGAGTTGAGTGCAGCGGTAATCCCCGTTCGGTTTACAGAGGTGTCAAAGCCGGGCAGCAGATGAAGGGATATGCTCACCGGTAGCACAATCGGGGCAACTACTCGCCAATCGGCGGTTGCTGGAGCAATATCCAGAAAATACGCCGACACCGCATCAAGTATGGCTAACGTCAGCAGGCGATTGATCAAACCGTTACAAATCGGCCGAACAATCACGGTACCCAAGCCCAACGCGTGCATTTGAACCAACGCACCACTGACAGACGGATGCGCGCTTTTTGCCCACCAACGATAATCATCAGGCTTTCCAGACCGAGCGCCGCGAGTCGTCACCGTCCGCCATTCATCAGCAACACGTATCCGCCAAGCGTCTACCCACTCATCTTCGGCACCGCCAGTAATACCAGTGACATCTATAGTCAACGTACTGGCACAGCCCGGCACAGGATCAATCAGCGTCAAGGTCTGGCCAGCGCTCAAATTGCCGCCGCTGCCCGTAGTGGTGCAACGGATGGAAACAGGGGTTGCCCCTAAACCCAGTACCACGGCAGCTAACACCGTGTAATCCAACCCATTCGGGCCGCGTAATAAAGTCCCTGCCAGCAGCGGAGTTCCTGCCGTGCCGGTAGCCAGGGCGTCGCCGATGGCGGCTGTCGCCAATAACCGATCAACGCCATACAGCGCCGCCCAGTCATATAGCCGCTCCAGCTCACAGGTCAGCGGCGAGCACTGCGCATCAATCCACTCCAAAAACCCGTGCTGACCATGACAAGCCCGCGACCACGCCGCCGACAATGGTCCCCGTAAAACAGCAGGAATACCGGCCAGATCGGTTTCGATACGGGATTTTAGCTCAACATAGGAAGGACGAAGATACGTAGTCACAACGGTGTACTCAAAATAAACTTACGGCCATTATGCAGACCGGTGATTTCTAAAAAAACGCTGGAAACATTTCCAGTAGGCACAACCCGCTCTGTGACACTCACCTCCGCCAACGCTGGGGAGCGACTCATCAACGCCGACTGCACCATTGTCAATGCTTCACGCCTGGCGGAACTACCTAAAGGTTGCCGACGGACATACCACAAACCACTACCGGCCTGCGGATCAGCCCACCAACCGCGCCGCTCAAAGCGATCCTGTACGCGATCAGTCGGCGCTTCAGCATCGGTAAACAATACGGTATACACCAATGTCGCTACGGCGGAATCGGCATCGCTCAAAGCCGGGTCATCAAACACCAGGTCAAACACACCGTTATCAATCTGCACCAGTTTCAACATCTCACAACACCCCACTGGTCGGCGAACCAGGCGCATTGCTGGTATGGGCATGGCTATCGCTGACGTTTTTGCCGTTGACAGTAAAGCCGCCAACAACTTCCAGGTTCCCGCCAATCTTCGCATCATGGGTCGTCTCAAACAGCGGCGTATCGGCAATCACCTTAGTTGCGGCCTTTGCTTCGATAATGCCGCCACGCTTGATATGCACATAATTATTTTCGTCGTCATGTAACGCCACCTCGCCTTCGATCAGCTCCATTTGATAGCGCTTGTCGCCGACCACAATCGCCACGCCGTAAGAACGGTCTCCGGACGGAAACAGCAGATAGGTCTGGCAACCGGGCTTCGGCCGATAACTAAAACCATAGGGCTCTACTCGCCTAATATTATTTAACGGCTCACCATCCAAGACCCGAACCTGCACTTTATCGGCGCTAACCAATGTGCCAACTCCATGCGCAAACAACAGCCGCAAGCGATTCCAAACATCTTTCATCTCTTACTCCTTCTCGCCGTAGCGCCGCGCTTTCCGGACTTTTTTTCTTCACCCAGGAATGCTTCACGGTGCATCACCTGCAACTGAGTTATGCTGCCGCCCTTATCATCCAGGGTAAACGCCCGCTCGCCGATCAGGTAAACCCCATCAATGCCTTCCTCCGGAATAATCACCCGCACCTGGGTATTAATCGCCCACAACCCGGCCGAATGCGTCCAGCCCACCACATCCAGATCGATGCGATGCGCTCTGGCCAAGCGTCGATTACGCTCCAACAGCGCTCGCCGGTCGCAACCACCCAACCCTTGCCCATGCCGATCCGCGACGATATGCATAGGACGAAAATAATTAATACCGCCGTCTTTTGCCGTACCCTTTAGCGCAGCATCGCTCTCGTAGTCGTACCCCTTCACCCAGTAATCAGAAAAACGCAGCTTAAATTCATCGACAACCTCATAGCGTTTGATATGCGAGCCATATAATAAAGTGGCGACCGGCGCCGCATCGGTTGGCCCAGTCAAAATCAGCCCGCCATCAGGCAATGGATACAGCATCAGATTAGCTGACCGCACCGCATTGATCAGCGCATTGGCCGGAGACTCGCATTGCATCGCAAAATCAGGCACAACAGCCGTTTCGGCAGCAATCGTTACCGGCACTTTAAACGTGCTACAAAGCCGCTTTACAATCTCACCCAACTTTAGCCCCGATAGTGACTTGGAATATTGGCAATCGACCAGCTCCCGGCCCAATGATCGCGCATCAAGACTAATGCTATGGCTCTCCGCATCCACCGAACGGCGAATCACATCAGGACGAATAGTGGATACCAGGATCCCGTTAACCAACACCTCAACCACCGTATTGGCAGACAACCCCAACGAGTCACCAGTCCCAGGCCGGGTAACTGACAAACGAACCGACGCACACAAGTCATCAACAGACTCACTAACCGATACTTTCTGCCAGAAACCATAACGCACGCCATCAAAACGAATCTCAACCATAAATGCGCCCTCGAACAAACAACGGATGACGCACATTGTTCTGCGCCATAAATGTTGCCTCATCCACACCCAACCGATGGGCTAGCACTGTAGCGGGCAGCAACGACACCACATCACGCATCGTTTGCGGTTTTAAATCCTGAGCCATTAGCGCCTCAATTAATGCAGTACGGGCCGACACCGCAGCCTGAAAAACCGGATCAGGCAAACCAGGTAACAGCACATCAAATGCAGCTATCACACTTGCCAACGCAGCATCGCGATCAGCCTCCGATCGATAATCTGCCAAGGCGACTTGTGCCGCCGCAGCAAGAAACAACCGACAGTGCAATGCTCGCTCTTTGATTAAATTGCGCCGCACCGCCCCATCACCAGCGGCAACGCCGCTCAATTTAGCAATACTTGTTTGCTGCGCCTGTGCTGCAAGGCATGACACCAGTCGAACTCGAGCCGTATCCGAAAATGCCGCTTGCTGAGCGACCGCACCGGTGCCGATGGTTGCAAAGCGCGTAACCGAGTCTTGAGTAACATCGGAAAAATTCGCCGCATCGGAACCAAGACTCAAGGCATCAGTCAAGCCTCTCAGAGCCTTAGCATATTCGCCAGGCAACCCAGCCAGCGTTGCCAATTCACCCTTTACACTGGCGACCAACCCCATGATCTGCTGTGCCCACGTCAGGGGCAGCGTAGCCAGCGATATAACTTGGCGAACAACTTCAAGCCCGCCCTGAACGGCGGCTACAAATGCAGTTAAGCCATCGGCACTCATCGGCTCCATGTCAAAATCGTCCTGCGCGGCATCGGCCAACTTATGAGTACGATCAATCGCGATATCGACCTTATCCGGTTCAGCGCTGTATGGCTGCTCACCACCCGGAACAAAGGCGATTGTTAGTGAGCAGTAGCCGTTTTTGTCGCTGCTTTCTTGTCTTGACCATTGATGCGCTCGCACCCAGAGCAATCCCAACCAGGGATGAGTCAACCAACGCGCACCCGGCCGGTTGAGTTTCGCTAATAGCCCGTTACACTCGAGGTCGTAGCTGGCCCCGATAAAATAAGCATTAATGCTAAATTCGCGAGACTTGCCGCCCATGTCTTCGACCTGCGGTTCCTCAGCACCGGGAAACTCATGCACAACTAAACGACGACCACCTTTAGCATCATGGCTGTCAGTTAAAAACTCAAAGCCGTCAAAATCCGCTTTAGCCCAGCGGTCACGATAGGTTTGCTGATCGGCCACTAAGGAGCTCCATTCCAGACATTACCGGTATTGCCTGAAGTAATCTGCATATTTAAGCCATTTGATTGGGTGGTTTGTTGCTGCAGCACTAAACCGGGTGCTAAGCCCACTGTCAGGTTAGCGCTGGCTTCAACAGGTTTTTGCTCGGATTTTTTTAACAAGTCACTAATGCCTTCCCAGGCCACGCCGCCAGCACCACCGAGCAGCGCGCCGACGCCGGTTCCCAAGCCCGGAATGATACTGCCAACGGTCGCGACAAGTGCCGCCCCATTAACTGCACTTGAACCGTATCGACTGATTGCCGAACCCTCGCCTGCTGTTTTTTCTAGCGCATTATCTGTAGCCAACGCCGCCAAACCAAACAAACCACCTCTTCCAGCCATTTTAGCCGCGTTGCTGCCCGCTATTTTTTGCGCATACCCGGCAATCCCACCGGCCTTGCCGCCACCCAATGTCAATGCCGACAGACCCGCAGCTGCAGACAACGCCGCCAACGGTGCTAAAGTAGCGACTACACCAGTGCTTAACAACGGATGCTTTTGCGACAGATCAACAAACGCGTCAGCAACGCGACCGATCGCCGGAGTGAGGTTATCCATCGCCGTCTTTTGCTCCTTATCGACGGTTTGGCCAGCATTGACCAATTTTGCAGAAGTGCCTTGTGCCTTGGTTTGCCAGTTCAAATCGTTAGCACCGTATTCCGTGCGGTTTTGCTCAACAGCCGCACCCACCCGATCAACGACATCCTTATTGCGCATACCGAATAACGCGCCCCTGGCCTGCATATCCTGAAAATACTGTCCGATGACACCACCCTCGGACAGTTGTGAAATCGACTCAATCAGCGCCGTCTGTTCGGGCTTGCTTTTCGAAGCTTTTAGCTTTTTCATTGCCTCTTTCAGCAGCGGGCTTTTTTCGGATTCATGATCAATCAGGTTTAACCAGGCATCCACAGCATCGACGCCTTTCATGCGCTGCTTAACCAAAAATTTCGCCAAATCACCTCGGCCCGCCTTTTCAAAATCCTTACCGGTATCTTTTGAAGACACCTTGGCCAGCAGGTTTTTGACGTTATTACCTGCCTCATCTGTGGTGCCACTGGTCAAAACCGATGCCTGGTTCATGGTGAGAATTTTCTTCAGCCCGTCTAATCCGGTCATGCCTGCTGATTTACCGATAGCCAATTGCCCAGGCAAATGCTTAGCCAGATCTTTAATTTCAAAACCCCCAGCTTGGCCGGAGGCGGTAACCATGTTCAGTGCCGTTTTCAGCTCAGCATCGGTTTTGACAACGCCCTGACCCACTAATGCGCTGGACAGATTGGCAATATCAATCGGATTGGCACCACTGCCGGATGCGGTACGCATCACCGTCGGTAAAAAATCCTTTGAGCGCTGAATTCCCAGCGTGCCCTTGCCTAGCATGGCGTCCAATGCATCAGCAGCCTGTTCGCGAGTACCGCCCCCTCCCTGCTTAAGGTCGACTGACTTGTTAATCACCGCTTCCAAATCTTTGCTACCGGCAACCCGACCGACCGCATCGCGCTCAGGAAATGCGGTATTTGCCATGCCTAACATCTTGTCATCAAATGCGATGGCTTTTTCAGCCGGGCTTTTCAGCGTATAGGCAGCAGCCGCTAACCCCGCACCCGCCGCTACACCGCCATTAATCCGACTCTGGATTTTTTCGTATTGCTCCGCAGCTTGGCTGGCTTTTTTCTGCGCATCGGTCAGCTTGCCCATCTCATTAGTGAGACGGGTGATTTTAGCCTGGGTTTTTTCGGCGGCCTTGGCCAGTGCGGCCTGGCTCATGGTGCCGGAGGATTCAAGGCGCCGGTAGGCGGCCTCGGTTTGCTGAATTTCTCGCCTCACGGCACGCTCAGAGCGCACACCCAGCTGTTCGCGAGCATGAGCCAGCCTGTCGTAACTGCTCCGCTGTTGGTTGTTGGATTGATTAACGGCGGATTCGGTTTGCTGAGCGGCACGCTGCACCGCACGTTCTGCGCGTTGCGCTAATAATTCACGGGCACGCGACAAGCGCTCGTGACTGCCGCGTTGCTGGCTGTTGGCTTGATTAACGGCGGATTCGGTTTGCTGAGTAGCGCGTTGCACCGCACGTTCTGCGCGTTGCGCTAATAATTCACGGGCACGCGACAAGCGTTCGTGGCTATCCCGCTGCCGGTTGTTGGCTTGATTGACGGTAGATTCGGTTTGCCGTGCAGCCCTTTCAAGCCGCTGCAGATAGCGACTGATGCCGCTGCTCGTGTCTTTATCAACAAACTTTAATCTGACTTCAACGTTGGCGGCGGCAGAGGACATAAAAAAACTCCGGTTACAGGATGTAACAGGAGTTTAAAGGAGGGCGTGATTGGCGGGCAGGCTGGAAATGTTTCCAGCTAGTGAGTGGTCGGCTTAATTAAACTCCCGGCCACTCATCAAGGCGGATATTTTTGCCCATAAAAAAAGCTCTACCAGCGACAGCGCCTTTACCACCGGCAGCGACTGATGCATGACATGCGTCACCAGACAGACTGCCGCTGTTATTCTGATGACTTTTTTTCGGCGGCATCCTCGCTGTCGGCGTTTTCGTCGTCCACGGCATTGTCTGCAGCTAATAGAGCATCAGCCATACGCTCTGCGGCGAGGTAATCGGGACCATGCAATTGCTCAATCAGTGACTCATCGGTACCGGTCAGGCTGGCAATCAGCGCTATCCGTTGCGCCACACCACCGACTTTATCAAACGAAAGATAGTCGCCCGCCGTGGTGTAGTTGCGGAACTTCAGCTTATCAATCGTTTTTTTGCTGAAGGTTAGAGGGTGTTTGAGAATAAGATCAGGCATAGCTTGTCCTACTTATAATTTAAGGTTAAAAGATTAGCTAATCTGTTCAGAAGAGTTAGCCATAATAGTCAGCTTGCTTTCACCATCACCTACGCCAACCGGCTCCGTGATAAACGCCTGGCTCATCATATGCACATGGCCGTCAGCCAGACGTATGGTGATGTCCTCATCGCTGATTTCATTCAGGGCAGTCAGGTCAATTCCGCCTTGCAAATTGATATTGATCTCCAGCTTGGCGGGAAAGCTGGCTTCTATAAAACCGCCGTCTTCCGCCAGCCGTCCTGCTTTATGATCGCGTTTTTTGCCGCCCGGTGTGAATGTACCGGGCTTGTCGGCCAGAGGAAGCTTGCCGATAGACGGCACCGACACGGTTCTAATGTTAACTAATTTTGCCATGGTTAAACCTCCTTACGAAATTGACTGCGACCGGCCAGGATATAGAACGGTGACAGCAGCACCGGCGTGTCCAGGTAATTAAATCGGCTGGGGTTAAGCGGGTCCTGCTCGACCACCAGATTAGCTTTGTAGTAGTCGTATTCCTGCACCCAGCCGAATTCCTGCATCAGTCGGTGCTTGTACAGACTCAACAAATACGCCCGTACCGAGTCCTCAGTAGTTATACGTAGGCCGGGGCGGAATCCCTCATTAGTCTTGGCCGCCGCCGTCCCGGTAAATTTTTTGACCGCGCCGATGCGTTGCTCATAGCGGATGCGCTCCATCACTTCGGCGGTATTGATGTCCAAATAAGCATCATCGGTGCTGCCGTCAGGCCTGAACAGATACATCGAGATCAAGCGCTTGATGGTGCAAGTGCCGTCTTTGGTGACCTGCATGATACTCATGCCTTTAAATAATAGGCTATTGGCTTGCGTCCAATCGTGGTTGCTCACGCCAATCATGCCGGTCAACTGAATACCTTCTAACGACTCTACCGGATTGTTGTAGAGCTTGGGTGCCGCAGCCGCCGTTAGTATGGCCGCGGCCTCCCAAGTGGGTGTCGGATTGATTTCCAGACTCAAATTAGAGATGTGCTCATAGTTCTTGGTCTCGCCAAAGGCCGCCGCCAGAGCGTAATCGCCACGGAATGCGGTAAAGGCGCGGAACCCGGCCTGCACGGGTGGTGCGTAACGGCGCTGGCTTTCAGTGTGCCATGCGGCCAGCGTGGCGGCATCGGTGATACCCAACGCAACATAGCGATACCAGCGACTGGAACCCATGATAGTTTCCAGATTGCCCGGTGCAGGGTCGCCGCTACCGCCGGATAGGGCGGTAATGGTCAACCCCAATCCAACCGGCATAACTTCGCCGTACAGGCCAAGGCGGATGTCTATATTATTGCCGCAGGTACCCTTATGCCGTGCGGTCAGTGTCACGTCACTAGCGACTGCCGCCGCAGTAACCGGAATATCGATATCGGTAAAGGCCGCAGCAATAGCCGTTGCAATTTGCGCGGTAGTTTGACCGGTTGCCACCGGCACACTAATTAATTTTCCTGCCACATACAGCGCCAACGTGCCGCTGCCGGTCGCAGCGGCCGTTACGGCAATAGTTCCGGTCGCTTGCACGCCTGCAGGCAAATCGGCATAGGGCAACACAAACAAATCCAGCACCGGGTCAACCGCCCGATAGCGCGCCGCCATTTGCGCCAGCATCGAACCAGCACCGGCTTTGGTTTTGGCGTCCTCAACGCCGGACAGGCGCACAATCTCGCCAGCCGGGGCTGTACCCGTGGCCAACTTTTGCCCGACCAGCAATACAATCGGCATGTCGCCGCCCAGTCCGGCTTGAGAGCCGTCTATCTCGATGTAGGCTCCGGGATAGCGCAAGGCCTGCGGTATTTCTTGAAACGAAATCATAATCTGTCTCCAGTATGGACCAGCCGGTCAAAGGCAGGCGGGTCGGGTAAATAATTGGTAATCAGTGCATCAAACTCGTAACGGTCGCGCCAGTAGATATCGCCGTCCGAATACTCCAGCACTTGGCCGCCGCCGAACTTGATCGGCTTTACTTCCGGCTCAAGCTCCCAGCCTAGCAGCAACGTTTTAACTGCCTGCCGGTACGCCAGCAGTATGTCGTCGGTTTCGCCAGGCTTATGGATTCTGACGTTTTCAATCGCCATCACCACATCAAATCCCAGCGTCAGGTCTTCCGCCCGCTCACCGGCGTGACTAACCTTGTCAACAGCACGCACCACCCAGCAGGCGGGTAACGGCAGCGCTTCCGGCCGTATCTGCGCAAACTCTGCCGCACCGGCCACCTGCCGGAACCACAAATGCGCAAACCCGGTAGGCTTGGGGGTCAGATGCAGAATCAACGGCGTCAGCGAGATCATTTCGACAAGCTCACTACACGCATTACCAGTCACCCCAAAAACGGGGCGGTCCGCCATAACGACGTGGCGAGCTTTCCAGCATCACCGCATCATCAGACAATACCGGATCGGTCGGTGCGGCCGGTATCAGGCTGATAACGCCGCGGCTATGCGATTTGAGCGTATCAATCACGCCTTCATAAGCCTTGCTGACGTCATCGGTCATACGCTCCGCACCTTGCAGATAATAGAGCGCCACAGTCGATGCCAACCTGGCCAACAGCGTGGTTTGTACTGTCGCCGGAATGCCATGGCTCAACAGTAGCTCATCGGCATCGGCCAACGCTGTGTCGATCGCATCAAGAGCCAGCGCCAGGGCGGCCCGTTCGTCAGCGGTGTAAACACTAATATCGCCTCCGGCAATTGCCGTGCGTAACGCATTATCCGGTGGCATTGCCTTATCGGCAGGCACCGCCAGCTGCGCCAAACGCCTGGCGTTGCTACGGGCCAGCAGATCGGCTCGGGTTGCGAAGGACACTACGGATTACCTTGCTCGGCTAGAACCAATACCCACACCGCATCACGGTCAGCGGCAGAGACCGACCAGCCGGTGATCTCGCTCAAAGCGTCGGCCTTGGGACTGCCAGATACTGTCCATACGTCGGTATTGGCGGGATCAAGCTGGCCGATGGCCGCCTTAATGGCATCATGGCGCGCGAACCCATCGAGCGGTGCAGTGTTGGCGTTCTCTGCCGCAGATTTGTCACCATCAATCCCTGTGACATTGCCACCGTCATTAATTACGGCTCCCTGTGGTAAATCTGCATTTGCGTTGAGCGCATCGTGGTTATCAAGTGCATCGGATGCGTCCGTTACAGACGTATCCGATGCTTGGTCAGCCGGTGCGGTACGTTCAAACCCTTCCGGCTCCGTTTTGTTGAGACTCGCATAAGGGTCGGTATAAGTGACCTCCAGCATCTGCTCCTGTTTCAAGCGCTCGGCGGTGGCTTTGTCCACCTCGATAGGCTCCTCCGGCCATTCGCGGCTAAACTCTATGCCGCAACGGTAAAATTTCTGCGAGGCCTGCTTGGGCTGAATGCGCCCCCAAAGTTTCACTGTCACCATGATTTAATACTCTCGTTTTAGTTAATACACCCGTCATTGTTGGCGGGAATTAGTGACTACAGCGCCATCCAGGGACTAACAACCAGCTTAACCTTGTTGTAGTTGGTGTTGCTGGCACCGGCGGCGTTTTGCTGGGCCTTGAGCAGCGATTCGGCCGCCGCCATGTTGTCGGGGCCCACCACCAACGTGTCCGGCACAATGCCGAGCTTGCGGTTACCGTCGCCCTTGAACTTCATCATAGCGGTATAGGCGGCTGTGAAGTTAGCCGCATCCAGCACGGCTTTACTGCCGAATGCAAGTTGCCAGAATCCATAAGCCGCGTCACCACGCCAGCGACCGCCATAGCTGAATATGTCATTTTCATATACGCCGTCGCTGTTGGCGGCGCTGTTTTTGATCTGTAATTCAGCAGCCACACGCTCTTGCAAATAAAACGGCTGCGGTGCGCGACCGGTACAGAGCAACACCCAAGGCTCAAGAATACCCGCCTGCATATTGCTGACAGTAGCGACAACGCCGGAACCGTCTTCATTTGGATATACAGGATGATCGGTATCGAAGAAAAACTGACCGTCATAGCAGATCGACGCAAACCCGGCAGGCACTGCACTAAACATCAAGTCGTTTTTCAGGTCGATCACAGACTGGCCGTAGCTTTCAATGACGTCGCCGTACATACCGTAGTTATCGTCTTCGAAGGCTTCGCGTGGGATATCCAGCGTATTCTCGAACTTGCGATTTTCAACGGTATAGGCCTGTCTCTTCGCGGCCTTGTGGAGACGCGCACCTACCCACTCCCGAAAAGCCGGGAATTGTGACAGCCACGCATAAGTATTAGAGGCACTACCGCTGCTGATGGGCTTGCCAAGCTGCTTCCATTCTTCGGTTGTCACCGCCAAGCCCTTGTTGAATCGTGCTTTTATGGTGGTGTTAAAGGCGGCTATTTCGCCGGCCGTCAGTACTTTAGTTGTCATGGGCTACTCCTGATATGCGCACCAGTGCGCAGGTTTGTTATTTAGAATTTTGTGCGGCCAAGTAATCCTCTTCCGATACCCCCATCTTTTTCGCCATCGCCGCCTGCTCTGCTGTCAATGCCGCTACGGACTGCTTGCCATCCACTTGCTTGTTGAGCAGCGCTAACGGCGTTGTCGCGTCAAGGTATTCGGTCAAGGCCGTCAAGCTTTGTTTTTCAGCCCAAGGCTTTTGTGCGGGCGTCAGTCGACCTTCTGTCAGCGCGGCCTTTAGTAACGCCTTATGATCTTCCGTCTCCTTAGCCAGCGCTGCCTCTGCCTTTTCCTGGTCGAATGCCTCAACTCTGGTTTTCAGGGTGTCGCGCTCCGTGGTTAACGCTGCCACCTGAGTGCTTAGCCCATCACGCTCGACGGTTAGCGACGCCACCTTGTTGCTCAGGCCGTCGCGTTCAACAGCCAGCGCGGCCAGCTGTTCTTTTTCAGTTGCCATATCGTTCTCCTTCGTGGGTTTAAGTAAATCAAAGCGCTTGGATAACGCCGCCATATCCAGTGAGTCCAAACCATCTAAAGCGGGAGTATTGGTCAGCGCCACCGAGACAATCTCTATGACTTCGCCGGTGCGTTCGTAATAAAAAAATATTGCGCTGATGTAGCGATATTCTTTCGCCAGGATGCGAGTCTTGGCGGCGGCAGTCCAGTCAATACCAACCGCATACAGGCCTTTGCTTTCGCGCCACTCCATATCATGGAACCAGCCCGCCGCAATCACAGGCCGGCCATTCCACTCGGAACGCAGACTTTGGTGCTCGTAATCAATCAGGGTGTCGTTTTTGAGTTCAGCCATCCTGGCAATTACCTGTACGGCGATAGTCGCATCCAACATCCAGGCATCGCATTCGTGCGGACGACCATCGGTAGCCCGAAACGGGCCGGGCGGCAATAAGTGCGCTTCAGTAGAAACGCCATCGGCACCGACGGCAATCTCGAAGGACAGCGCGGCAAGCTTAGTGATGAGTTTGTTTGGCATATCGACCTCTAAAAACGTGTTGAGGTCATTGTCGGGGAAACGAAGGAAACTGGCAGCACTGGAAATGTTTCCTGCTGAAGGAAGGGGCGAGCGAAATAGAAGCGATTTGAGCTGCTTTAGCGACGACTGTCGTTAAATGGCATGAGTAAAAATCTTTGAATGCGACAGCGGCCTTTCAAATGGCATGCTGAGCCATTAGCAGGGTTTGGATGAGGCGTTTTTGTAAAATGAGAGTAGATACGCAAAATATTGCGTATCTACTCACCGAATAAATCCAACTGCCCGCCGTTATCCTTGCCTCGGATATTGGTGATCTGGCGACTGGACAGATTGTATATCCGCGCCTGGAGGGCAATACTTTCCTTGCTGGCGTTGCTGATAATTGCTGCATTGCGATGTATGATCAACATTTTGTCGACCTTGGGTAGCGTGATCCGGTTGTTGCTGGACGCAATCTTCTTATTGGTGGACAGATGCGGCCGCAGCACATAGCGCAAGCGCTCCAGCTCATCCTCCTGCAGGCCCAACGCTCTCGATTTTTTAAGCGGGATGTGAACGTTGACCCCGCCGTAATCGCGCAACCATTCCTGAGCTCTGGTAAAGCCCAGAGCTTTTATTACCAGCCGCGCTATCGGAGGCAACGTTTTTAACAGGGCGGGATCGACGTCGGGGAATTCCATATCAACGGCTCAGCATAGCTTTAAGGGCTTCGATAATCGCTTGACACTCCCGGTCTGTCAGGCTGTCCAAATCAGCGACGTTATGCGCGGTTTGGCGGACACAAAAGGTCAACAACGCAGGACGAGTGGCATTGTTTATTTTACCCGCATCACCTAGTCGCCCCCATAGTTTGACCATCAGCCCGATTTGAGCCGACACCCTTTTCGGAGCTGCCGTCTGCTTGCTGCCGCGAAAGACTTTCTGACGTGGCCAGCCGCGCTGCGCGTAATCGTCCAGTACTGCGCCCAGCTGAGCCAGATTAAGACTGCTGGCCGAGATGCGGCTATCAATGGCGATAGCGCCATGCCGTACCAGCAGCGCGCGATGGATGTCGTCGTTCCAGCCGGACAGGTTTTTCTCTGCCCAGCCTTTGGCGATGCCTACGAGTTGTCTGTAGTGCTTGATAAGATCAGTCATTATTTTACCCAGTATTGATTTGTTGATTTTCGGGTTCCGGCTCTATGATTTCTTTCAGTGCAGCCCGGCTTTGTTCTCGTTCGCCTTTTGTTGCCCTCATTTCTTGGCTTTTAGTCAGCCGCGCTACGATTTCACGCAATTTGGCCTTATATTGCTCGCGCTCTTCGGGCGTTAAGGGAGGCCCAGGCAATGCCTTAGGCGGCGCGCGACTGCCCAGATGATCTATAAACAGCTTGGGCGACGGCCAGTACTCGCAACTGCGAAACAACGTTGTAAATGACCGTTGCACTCTGGCACGGTCCAGCTGCTCATCCCATTGGATACGACTACTGCTGATACCCTCCAACCAGACTTCCGCCGTACCGACGATGGCATCTTCCGGCGGTGTGCCTTGCAGGCGTAGCGCCAGCAGCTTTTGCAAGCCGGTGATAATTTCTACCTTCAACCAATCAGCCGCCATTTTTTAACGCCTCCAGCGCAGCAATTCCGGCCAGTGTCTTTGACTGCTTGCCTGTATTAACCATTGCCGTCGTCGGGTCGGTAACGATCTGGCCGGGCGTAGGCCGCCAATTGCTGATCACCTTATACAGCCACCCATGCCCTTTCAGCGGCGTTTTCAATCGCCCCTCATCACGAGCAATTGTGGCTTGGTCGATAGCCCATAACCATGCTTCCAACGGTGCTTCAAACACTTGTCCATCTCGACTGATACGCTTCGCCTGAATATCCGGCGCAATCTCAGCCAGCAGCGTGCTGACCCGCTTCATGCTCAAGTCCTGCGCCTTGGGTCGGAACAGCGCCAGGTAACGCACCAACGCCGAGCCCAGCGGCATAGACAACTTAAATAGGGTTTGTAGCGCCTCGCGGGCGCTTTCATGGGCGACCAGCGCATCCAGCGATGCAGTAGTGCCGCAGCAAGGGCAGCGCGTTTTCATCTGTAGCACTCTAACGCAGGGGCAACCAGCCACTGGTATAGCGTGATGAGCTGGGCTGCTACGGCGACGGCGGCAATAACGCGGGTAACCAGAAGCGCCCGGCCTTTTTCGTCCAGCTCGCGCACCTGCTGTTCGATCAGCCTGCCGTGTATCAATAGCCGCTCGCCTAAGTCGACCATCTTCAATTGTTGTTTTGCTGTTAACATTTTATCCCCCTAGTGCTGTGTCTGGGATTGAGCGATTGCACCCAAGCCCACTGCTGTCATGCGTTGCGCAAGGTGCGTTACCAAACAATCACCCAGCTGTGTGGCGAGCGTAACGGTTTGGCCGTTCTTTATTTGCTCTGTGGTATGTATGGCGTGGGCATTTATTTTCACCCCTTCGCCGTTGTCTTCCAGTTCGATAATAAATTTACTCATCTTCAAGCTCCCAATCGTTGAT